CGGTAGAGGTGAGCGCCCCATGCGTAGACTTCATCCGCGCTTGTTACAATGCGGATGCCAGCAGACTTGCTGCCAGCCACTGGCGTCTGCGTTACAGTGTAGAGCGCCCAACTAGAGGTGATCGTTACCGCTGTATAGGTGCCGCTGTCGGCGGCGATCTCAATAGTGCCCGTACCAGTCTTGCGCCGCAACCAGACGCCGAATGTGTAAGGGACTGCCTCCGCTGTCCAAGTCTGAAGCGCGGTGCCATTTGCACCACTTGCCGCAATAGTGTCTCCGGTCGTTGTCCCGTTCGGTGCAGGGTCTGTGTTGGCTGTCACCGTGGCGCTGGATTTCGTCCAAGCACTCGCATCAAAGCTCTCGCTGTTCGTGAGCAGATTATGCCCCGCCCACTCGATGGAGCCACTGCTGTCGGTGACAGTGGCGTTGGAAGCGCGGGTGAAAGTAATATAATCGGTGGCGAGGCCTGTTACGGTAGGCATTAGGAAACCCTCACTGCGACGCTATTCGTGGTGAAATCAAGCGCAAGGCCATTGCCTTCGCTTCCCAGCAAAGTGACAGCCGTATTTTGATCGCGCCGACCAAGCGGTGATTTGATCCCATCGAGCGGGCTGACAATCTTACGCATGGCTCACGACCACAGGAACGACTTCCGTGGCGTAGGCATAGACCCGATTGGCTCCAGCGACACCGGGGAAAAGATCGGTCAGAGCGCCGTTGCGCTCGCCTTGCCCAGGATTGTAGCGGATCGCCCCGGCAGTGCTTGTTGGTGCGACTGCGCCAACCGTTGCCTTGATGAGGATGTGATTAGAGCCGACATTCTGCAACGTGATGGTTGCAATGTTGGAATCCGTCAACTGGACCCAACCATTCGCAGTGGTATTGATCGTTGTGTTCTGTGCCATAATCTTCCTCGTTCATTTCGAGAGATGAAAGGAGCGAGCCGAAGCCCGCTCCCAGTCTTGTTACGTAGCAGCAACCGCCGTGCCGACGAATGTGGTCGCGGCGCGATGCGGCTTGTTGAGGATCGCCAGCACCTTGACAACAGCATCGGTGCCGGTGGTGCCTACGCCATTCAGGCGCAGATACCGCTTGGAGCCGACATAGCCTATGCCACCAATCACCTTGTCATCGTCAGCGTCAGCCGTCACCGTCAGGGAAATCGTGCCGTTGATGGCGTCAGCCGCAACGATAGCGGCAGCCGACGCTGCGGTCGTGAGATCAGAGTGCTGGGCGGTGAAGGTGAAGCCCGCAGACGTGCCAGCGTCCGTGACAGTCTGCGTCACGAGCACCAGAGTAGCGGCGTCGAACTCGCGGGTATCAACCCACGAAGTGGCTCCCGGCGTGGTGCCGGAAAGCGTAACGGTACCGAGCAGGACAACCTGCTTGTTGGAAAGCATATCGCGCATTCTAGTATCCTTTCAGCGCAAGAGTGAAAGGGGCGGCGTCATTGCCGCCCCCGATTATTACGAGCCGAGCTTTACCAGCTTGATGGCTTCGAAGTTGACCACATCGCCGCCGACGCGCTTCGTGGTGTAGAACTCCACATAAGGCTTGGCAGAGTAGGGATCACGCAGCGTGCGGATGCCGAGGCGATCCACGATCTGGTAGGCTTCGCGCATATCGCCAACGGCGATAGAGAGCGAGTTCGAAGCGGGATCGGGCATGTCCTCGAACGAGGCCACCGGATAGCCGAGCAGCGTGGCGGGCTGACCAGCCGCGATGCCGGGAGACCAGAGGTAAGCGCCATCCGAATCCTTGGCCTTGCGAACCAGCTTGAGAGTAGAGCGGTTCATGAACCAGGTGGCGTTGGCACGATACTGCTGCTTGAGGCCGTAGAGGGCGTTGATCAGCGCATCGCCACCATCGGGAGCAGCCGCAAGAGCCGCAGAAGCGCCCGTGGGGAACTGTTCGATAGTGCCGGGGAGAGTGGTACCAGACGAGTAGGTCAGGAAGCCGCGCGGCTTGTTCGACCCGTTGCCGACAACGAAGGCGTTGGCCTCGTCGCGGGCGAACTTCTCGGCAACCTTGGACGCGAGCCATGCTTCCATGTTGATTGCGGCGTCATCGAGCAGCTTCTGGGTTGCCTTGGGCTTCGCATAGAGTTCGTGGGCGGGAATGCGCCACTTGCCAAGCTGCGGCGTGTTGGTTTCAGCACGGCTGTCCGTCTCGCCAACCCAGCCAGAAGAGGCTTCGTTGAGATCGAACAGACCTTCGAGGGCATCCGAGGAGATGACCTGCACCGAAGCGTATGCACGCATCGGGCTGCTCTCGAACACCTTCATCACGATACGGCCAGAGAGGTCGGGATTGACCACATAGCCGCCATCGGGATCGGTGCCGACCGAGAGAGCCTTGCGCTCATCCGGTCCCATGACCTCTTCGCCCTTGCGGAGGAAGGTGTCGAACGCGGCCTTGTAGCCGTCCATATCGCTGGCGCGGAACTCGCCAGCAACGGTGCCACGGCGACGAGCGTTCATGGTCGCCCAATCCTGGGCCTTGCGGTCGAGGTCAACGGCATCACCATTAGCATCGGTCACAACGCGAGACTGGCGCTTGGAAGCCAGCACGGCCTCGTCAGCGATCTTCTGCGCCTTTTCGAGATCGGCTTCGATCTTCTGAAGCTTGGCCTCGGTCACGACATCGGCGCTGCCCTTCTTTTCAATCTGGGCAAGCCGCTCGTCGTTGGCCTTCTTGAACTCTTCGAATCCGGCGTGCAGCGCGTCGATTGCGCCAGCCGCCTTCTTGATTTCATCTGACATTTAGAACACCTTTGAGTTTGGTCAGTTTTGACAAGAGAGCATCTAGCTCTCCGGTGACTGCCTCATCCTCGCCAGCATCTCGCTGTCTAAGCAGGGCTTTAAAGCCGTGGAGCGTCAGCGCCACAGCTTCCTTGCGAGAGTATCCTGCATCACGCAGGAACCTCTCGAAATCTCTTTCGGTCGTGATCGACTTGACGTTCGTCACCTTCGCATCGGGGAGCATCGGGAACGTGACAAGACTGATCTCGAACAGATCGACCTCCATCAGCTTTCGCACACGGCCATCGCCTTCGGGGATGGCCTCCATCGTGCGATAGCCGATAGACATCGAATCGATGGCCCCGGCGCGGAGAAGCGCCATTGCCTCGCGGCCTTTTTCTACTTCTTTGAGCAGACGGCCACGGACAAACAGGCCACGCTCGTCCTCGTAAATATCATCCCAGACGCCGATGGGCTGGCTCATATCGTGCTGCCACAACATCTTGACTTTACGAGAACCGAGCGACTTTCGAAATGCGCCGCGTTCGACCACATCCATTCCCTGATCGACCACGCCGAAGACAGAGGCATAGCCCTCGAAGACGCCATCTTGATCCGGTTCGCGCTTTAGCGTGAGGGCAACCGCCTTGTGCTGGATGGGTTCCATTGATTTGCTGTCCTCGCGGTCTACGATATTGTTGGCCCATGACTTGCCGGGATCACCGCCCCAAAGTGCCCAGGCTATGCGGCCAGCAGAAGGGTATCCGTCCTCGCCGGGAGAGAAGCCCTCGCCTTGCTTGTCCACCTCATGGCGGGCGAAGTAGGACTTCATCCGCTTGACGGTATCGAGCGAGAGGTTGCGGCGATTCTTGATGTCGCGCGCGCGGGCAACGCCGATCTCGGTGCCGCCTCGATTGAATTCATCACGCCATTCAAGGCCGCGCGTTGCTTCGCGGGCCATTGCCTCGGTGGGCGAGAAGCCATCGGCCTTGCCTTCCCAGTTCGAGATGCAGACCGCATAGCGTTGATCTTCATCGGGAAAATCGGCCATAGCCTCCTCGTCTCCCATGCAACGGGAGATGAATTCGTCCTCGGTTTCAGATGATCCGGGCATTGGCATGAGTGGAATATATCATTGCTTGATTGATTTCACAACATGGCCTCTAGGGCTTCGTCATCGATGATATAGCCGAGCGTGCAACGGCAGTTGATGACCTCCTCGGCTGCGCCAGAAGGATCGCCGGGGAATTGCAAATCAGAATCGCCCACGCGGAAGGTGTCATCCATGCCGACCGTGCTGCCGTCAGCCTCTCGATGCGTCTCGCGCG